TATTCGTAATGCTACACTAATGGCAGTTGCTCCAGTAGAGTCTAGCTCAGTTGTTTTAAACTCCACCAATGGAATTGAAATGCCGATGGAATTGATTTCTGTGAAAGAATCAAAGGCTGGATCGTTTGTACAGGTTGTACCAGAGTACAAACGCTTAAAGAACCGTTATCAGTTAATGTGGGATCAAACAGATTGTGTTGACTACTTAAAGACCAGTGCTGTATTAGCCGCATACATTGATCAGAGTTTGTCAACAAATACATTCTACAATCCTGCTAATTACGCTGAAGGGAAAGTACCCGGAACTTTAATTGCCAAAAATTTAATGTTAGCGTACAAATGGGGCATAAAGAGTATATACTATAGCTTGATTAACAAGGTAGGTGCAAAGGTTGGCATAACTGGCACAATAGCTACACCTCAGGTTAATGGAATAAACGGACATGCTATCAACGCCGCCGACAATGTTCTGATATATGAAGATGTTGAAGACTGCGAGGCATGTAAACTATGAGCAAAGCACAATATAATCTATCAAAACAAACAAACTATCTAAAGCGTACAATGTTCTTGGACCCAGAAGGTCCTGTGACAGTCCAACGCTTTGAAGAAGTTAAGTATCCTAAGATTGCCAAGTACGAAGAACTTGCCCGCGGCTTTTTCTGGGTGCCTGAAGAAATTAGTCTCACCAAAGACAAGATCGATCACAAAGAAGCCAGCGATGCCATTAAACACATCTTTACTAGCAATCTATTACGTCAGACTGCTTTAGATAGCATTCAAGGTCGAGCACCTAATCAAGTATTTGGACCAGTCATATCAATTCCAGAACTAGAAGCATTGGTTAGTAACTGGAGTTTCTTTGAAACTAATATTCACAGTAAAAGTTACAGTCACATCATTAGGAACGTATATGGCGTACCCAAAGAAGAATTTAACAAGATTCACGACACAGCTGAAATTGTTGGCATGGCTGCTAACATTGGTCGTTACTATGAGGATCTTCATATTCTCAACTGCCGTAAAGAGTTGGGTGAAGAAATTGAACTCCGTGCTCATAAGCGAGCAATATGGATGGCCTTACACGCTTCATACGCACTGGAGGCTTTACGCTTCATGGTAAGTTTCGCCACCAGTCTAGCAATGGTGGAAAATAAGATCTATATTGGCAACGGAAACATTATCAGTTTGATCCTACAAGACGAACTGCTACATACAGAATGGACCGCTTGGTTAATCAACAATGTTGTCAAGGATGACGAAGACTTTGTTAAACTACAAGAAGAATGTGCGGCTGATGTTTATGCCCTGTACATGGAAGTAATCCGTGAAGAAAAAGAATGGGCAGAGTATCTGTTTAGCAAAGGTGTAGTTATCGGGCTTAACGCCAACATTCTAAAAGACTTTGTTGACCACACAGCATTTACTAGACTAAAAGAAATTGGAATCAAGTATCTAGAAGATCACCCAAGATCTAGTCCAATTCCTTGGTTTAACAAGCATGTAAACATTAATAAAAAACAAACAGCCTTACAAGAAAATGAAAGTACAAACTATGTCATTGGTGTTATGAGTGATACAGTTTCGTATGATGAATTGCCAGATCTATAATTAGGTCTTGACATTCTGTTGTATAATAACTACAATAAACAAAGGATATAAAAATGAGAGCAATAGTTTGGAGTAAAACGCCTTGTCCCTACTGCGACCGGGCTAAGGATTTATTAAAATCAAGAGGTATTGAGTTTGAAGAACGCAACATTACCAGCGGAACTTGGACTAAAGAGCAGTTAATGGAAAGTGTCCCCGGAGCAAGGTCAGTTCCTCAGATTTTTATCAATTATCAACATGTCGGTGGATTTAATGAGTTAGTAAAATATCTTGAGGAGACTGCCGGTGGATACGGAGACTGATCAAGAACAATGGCCGCTAGATGAGTCAAAGACAGAAGAATGGGATATCAAAGGCTTGCCCACTATAGATATGAGTACTTTTAACCAAATAGGTGCCCAGGGGTCTACTTATTATACAACAAGCACCGGATATAATTACGGAAATATTACTATCGGTACCTCCCCGTATGTCTATACTAATAACAATACAGGTTTACATGTTACTAGTGATGCTGAGTTTGGAGGTGATATTAAATGGAAGGGTCGTAGTTTAAGTACGCTTTTAGAAAAAATAGAAGATAGACTAGCAATATTACCTGATCCTGATCCTGAAAAACTAAAAAAGTTTGCGGCTTTAAAGAAGGCCTATGATCAATATAAACTAATGGAAAAATTAATCGGTGACGATTGGAAAGACAAAGACAAATGAAAGTAAAACTTATATCATCAAGTAAAGCAAGTCGTGAAATGGCTGATGAAGGGATTTACGATGCACAAGAATTAATTGCATTTTGTGCTCGTGTAAGTAATCCTAGTAATCAATTTAATATGGAAACTGCGGACAAACTAATCCGATATCTAGTTAAACATAAACATTGGTCACCTCTTGAAATGGTCAGTGCCTGTTTAGAAATTGAAACTACTCGCGACATAGCTCGCCAAATACTAAGACACAGAAGCTTCTCATTCCAAGAGTTCAGCCAACGATATGCTGACCCTACTAAAGACCTTGACCTTGTTATACGAGAAGCTCGACTTCAAGATACAAAAAATAGGCAGAACAGTATTGAAATGGATTTTCATAATAATGACGAACACAGACAAATTGAATATCAATGGCAAAATCTACAAAGAAATTTAATTAATCAGGTACAGGAAATTTATGCATGGGCTATCAGCAAAGGAATTGCTAAAGAGCAGGCCAGAGCTGTGTTACCAGAAGGACTAACAGTTAGCCGGTTGTACATGAACGGCACACTTAGAAGTTGGATTCATTTTATTGAACTAAGAAGTAGTAATGGCACACAAAAAGAACACATGGAAGTGGCTCGAGAATGTGCCAAGGTAATTGCAGAAATATTTCCAATGGCAACTGAGTATGTCCGGTCAGAATGACACCGTAAGAAAATTTGTTTATGACCATAATATTAGAGTTATTGATTCTAATAAAAGGGCATATAAACATACCAAGGCCAATGTTAATTTGTTTAAGTTTCAAGAGGACTATAACAAATTTGTCTGTGATCTTGTAACATTTGAAACAGAAACTCTATTCACCGTAGAAATCAGTGAAAGTGAATTACAAAGAATAGCAGAGTTTGAAGAACAGGTGTTCAACAACATGAAAAGTCAGGGACATTACAATATGTTTGAAACACTAATGGAACAGAAGCAACAGGAAAGATATCTGCGTGATAGCTATCCCGCAGTTAAAAAAGCATACGAATATTACAGCTTAATGCTAAAATTAGCCCAAAGCGGCGAACTATAAAGGAAAATTATGTTAATGAAAAAACCAATTACACAGGGATCTGTTGTAAGTATTAAAATTATTAATGGCGATGAAATTATTGCACGATATGAAGACGAAACACCTACTACAGTAACTATTAATAAACCTCTAGCTCTTACTATGGGGGCTCAGGGACTGGGAATGATTCCGTGGGTGTTCCTAGGAGATGCTGACACCGTCACACTACAAAAAGCCCACTTATTCTTTGTTATTCCTAGTAAGAAAGATGCCGCTGATCAGTATATGCAGGGCACAACCGGTATAGCGTTAAGTTAAATATTTGTATGTCAGGCGGAGATAGACCAATACAACGAATCGGGGATACTAATGATTATCCAGCCGCCGCCACGAACTCGGATGGTAACAGTTCTGTCTATGCAAACAATATTTTAGTTCTAGTTAATGGAAGTACCGTACAGCCTCACGTTCCTAGACGAGGCGGATACGTACATGATCCCACTGCTACTGCAAATGGATCTTCTAGTGTATTTGCACACGGTGTAGAAGTAAATTTTACTGACAATCCCGATACCTGCGGTCACGCAAGAATAGGCGGGAGTGATGATGTCTTTGTAGGAGACAGCGTTGATCAAGACACTCCTTCTAATCGAACCATGAACGGAGCAGACGAAGAAGATGCAGTTAATCCCGGTGGCGGCGCTGCCTTGGTTGCAGCCGCAGTAGCCTCTGGTGTTGTAAGTGCAACTGAAGTTTCGGCAGGAAGTACTCCTGTTGTAGGTACAAAGGATACTAGCACAGGAACAAATGCAGGAGTTGTACTGTCTACAGATTGTTCTGATATTGCTTCACTAGATCCGTTCCCATCGGGTGATGCTATTGAT